AAATACAGTTTGTGGTCCAGATTGGTCCATGACACGGAAGATATCTGCATCTGAACGCAAACCACCGGCGAGTGCGGTTGTCGCCGCAAGAGTTCCATTGAGGTACAACCGGACGTTTGAACCGTCATAGGTTCCTGCAACGTGATGGTAAGTTCCGAATGTCGGTGTTCCTGACGCCCTGACAAAGGCGGAACTGCTTCTAGCTTGAATGTGAACCTGCCCACTGAGCCACAAAATTCCCCATCCTCCTGATGGGATACTTGAAACGTGGAATTCCAGAATCCATCCGGTAATAGAAGTTGATTGATTGACCCACGCCATCAAAGTTCTGTTAGGCGTCTGCAATCCAGATAGTGATGGCCCAGTGCACATGTCGGCAAGTGTTTGGGTGATTCCCCCATTTGTGTGACCACCGGCAGTTCTTGCACTGTTTCCGTTGGTGCTGCCTGGAGTCCAAACGCGATTGTTTCCGGAAAGGTCTAGGACGTTTCCGGAAGCCTCGTCAAAATTCCATGCTAGCTGTGTGGTCATGCCTTAATCCACAAGTCACCCGTCAGCATATTGACTGGTTGAGTGGTTCCTCCAACCCAAATTACCTTACCTGGAACTGAAGGTCGTGCATTGGTAGAAGTTGTACCATCTGCGTAGAAATATCCCAGCGCAAGCAAGGCAACTAGTCCAGTGATATCTGCTTGACCGTGCGTGTGAGATGTATTTGCCTTTCCATCCAAAGCCGTTTGCTGAGCCGTGCTGACCGGCTTGTTAACATCGCTGGTGTTATCGACATTGCCCAATCCTACTTGGGTCTTTGTCACAGCGTGCGGATTGGCTGTATCTCCGACGTGGGAATCTAGGTCTGCATCAGCGGCCTTTGAATCAAGGGCTGTCTGTAGTCCCGTGACGGTACTGATTGCCTGAGAACCCGTGTGATTTGCACGGTTCTTCAAGTTGGCATCTGTGTCGTTGGCCGTAGCTCCCGTAGCAATCCCGGCCAACTTTGTCTTCTCTGTTGCTGAATACTGCTTATGAATTGTTCCGTCGAGAACGTCGTCCTGGTCTAGAACGACGGTTCCCGTCTGTCCATTTACGGAGTCTACTGCTCCAGAGCCTCCCCCAGTGTTTCCAAGGCCAATAACTCCAATATCCACAACCGCGAAATCGGCAGGCGCAGGTACCTCAAGTGTTTCGACTTCATGGAAATCTGTCGTTACCAAAGTGAGGTTGGTGTCTCCAACATTACCGGTGAAATTTTCATCAGTAATTGTCCAAGACGCGATATCGGAAATAGTGGCCATTAAGCTACAACCTCCGTGATGTCTTCTGTAATGGTAACCTTGCCACCGATGTAGGTTCGCTTACGCCCGCCTGCATCTTCAAGTTCAAGGTCCCATGAATACTCGCCACTCAAAGCTGAGGTGTCGGCAAGGTAAACACTAACGGCACCATTGGTTGCGTTGTAATTCGTAGTGACTGTAAGGTCAATTGGTGCTCCGGTTGCAGGCTTGAATTGTGCACGACCAGTGAATCCGGTTAGGTCTACGCCAACATTGCCAGCATCCTTGAAGTTCAAGATGATTTCGAATGTGTCACCTTGATAAAGCTTGATGTCGTAGCGCTTTGGAAGTAGATTTGCTCCAATCGTACCCTGCTGCTCGTAATCAATAATGGTCATGCTCTGGTAGTACTCCTTTCGTTAAATCACCCGTAGAAGTCGATTGCTTCCTTAGGTGTAGCGTAACGGAATCCATCAGGGTCAGAGTCAGTAATGTACTCTGCGTCTTCAGAAGTCGTTAGCGCGTATGGGTTGTCCTGTGTGAACTTGTAACCCAAAATCTCATATGAGCGGTTAGCTCGGTGCATCTTGATGAGAGTGTCCTTTGGGCGTGCCTCTGCGGCTGCCTGAGCCTCTTCTTTGCGGGCTTCTTCCTTCTTCTCATCACTTTCGTCCCAAAGACCCTCTTGCTTGAGCAGGGCAACTGCCTGGTCCCACTCAATATAATCAGAGTCCTTAAGGGCTGACCTCAAGTCGGCTACGTTTGCATCGTCTGCAACGTCTACGCCAAACCCTTGTGCAACAGCGACTAGCTGTGGCTTCTTTAGGTTGTTGAAACTCATTTATCCTCCTTAGGATGTCAATCCAATTGTATCATTGGTGACTTTGGGGGTCAAAAGAGAAGAACCCCCGGAAAACCGGGGGTTCCACTTATGCATATCGTCAGGACTGAACCTTGATGTTCTTTACAACAACGAAGGCGTCAACCTCTTCAATCTGCGTACCAATACGGCACATCATCGTGTACTCGATAGTATCCTTCTTTGGCTTGTACTCACGTGCAATCTTGATTTCACGCTTTACACCAAGAAGGAGGTTACGAGGGAATGTCAACCATAGGTCACCGTGGTCAACGGTGTTGGCTGGCAACTGAACACCAGACGTTGCTGGGTCAGTGTCATAATCACCGTCCTGAGTCTCGCTGAAGAGAGGAACCTCCTGAACAGGAATTCCGAACGCGTAAGAAGTTACGAATCCGGCTCCACCCTCTGTACGGACTGGACCAGTGCGAATCATAGATTCTGCAATGTTCTCTGGCGTTGTAGCCAAGTCAGTAAGTGAGTAGAGGTAGTCCTGGATGAGGTTTGAACCTACGAAGAACTTAAGCTGGTTACGACGCTGCATGAAGTAGCGTGGCATTGCCTTGAGTGCCTTGTTGAAAGCCTCGCGGTTAAGCGCGCCTCCAGCGTGGTCAACAACGTGACCTCCTGCCTTTGCTCGCTTGGACCATCCATCGAATCCCTTCAATAGCGGGTCACCTGTGAGAGCAGAGTCAGCATTAATTGCGACATCCTCAAGGTCATTTCCAGCAGCAGTTGCCATCAAACGAGCGATGTGGTCCTCTAGGTCAGCACCCTCAATGTTGTCCTCAAGGGACTCAGTTGAAAGTTCGAAGTCTAGACGGAACTTGGTGGTTGTAAGGGAAATCTTGCTGAATGTTGCTCCAGCGTTGGTTCCGTCATCGACGGCCTCCGTGGCAACCTTCATAAGACGCTTACCAACACCAACCTTCTCAATCTCGATTGTGTCTGCTCGCATGCGGACGGTACGGACCTGTGGTACAAGTACCGTGTTGTCCCACATGTAGTCGATGAAAGTGTCTGACTGCTCAGGGTTGAGCAAACCTCCACCGGTACCAATCTCTGTGGTACGAATAACCTTTTCTAGCATCTCGTTACTCATTGTTTTGTTTCACCTCCGTTAAAAATAGTATTTAGTCTAGCTCTGAAGCGTTGAGGAAATGCCCGCCCCACTTGGACTTGCTGGACTTCTCCAACTTATCCTCGCCGTTTGACCCGCCAAGGTCTCCGGACTTCTTTACAGCGGTCTCACTCTCGATACCGCCAAGTCTCTTTTCTACTGAGTCGATTTCGCCCTTGATGTTCTCCACTGACTTCTTAAGCTCTGCGAACTCGGTGTGCATGTCCTCAAACTTCTTTGCGAACTCTGCTGCCTGAGCTTCGCGCTCTGCACGGGCGGTCTCCTCTGACTTCTTTAGACCCTCAGTGATTGCTTCCTTGAGTCCGTCGAACATCTTCTCGAAGTCCTGCTCCTCAGCAACCTCAGGAGTGGCTTCTGCTGTCTCAGCACCAGTTTCCTCTACTGGAGCCTCCTCAGTTGTCTCTGCATTCTCCTCGTTGCTTGATGCAACCTCAGTTGCGGCCTTTCCTTCCTCATCGGCTGGAACGCCTGGGTTCAACTCAACATCTGGAGCCTGCTTCTCTAGTTCTTCCTTTGCCACGTTTACACCTCCTTCATCGTTTGCAATCTTGAATTCAGCGATGACCTCGGCGCACTTAGCAACCTTTTCAACGTCGGTGCTGTATTCGAACCAACCGATATTCTTCATAGTGTGGCCATCAGGGCAAATGGCGGAATCATCGGTGGTAGTCTTTGCGACGCCTTCGTCGTGCTTTCCGCAGTAGAAGACGTTCTCTGTCAAGGTTTCGGCCATCATGCCCTTCATGACAAGTTCGCCGTTGACCTTGCTAAAGCTCAT